AAGGCACTATCTGCAATAATCAACTTCTGACCTACTTTATCTAATGTTATTTGTGCTAGTTCTTGCGACTTTAAACCATTCTTGTAAATATGCTCTTTTAAATATATCTTTTTTTTCTTTTTATCAATAGCTACTTCTGTTAAACTGTCCGGGTCAACACTAAACCCAAAGTCCATTCCACAAGAAGTTTGTAGGCCATCAGGGTTAAATTCTCCAATACTCCAATTATCAAATACTACACCATCTGCTCTATCAAGCCAAGAACCTAGTATTCTATGCTGATACTTTTTAAAATTATTATGCTTTATGCTCTTAATACGGTCTAGGAAGCTCGTAGAAAGGTTTTCTTTGTTGTCTAGGTATGTACTGTGTATATAGCATACATTGTCTTTAACGCCATTAAAACCTGCTTCAACGCCTTTGTCCTCAAAAAACCTTTTGTATATCCAATGCTCTTTAGTTACCGGGTTAAGTATAAGTATTATTCTGTTTTGTATATTCTTTTCTCTAATACTTAAATCAATAGTGTCAAAAATATCTTCATCAATTAATTCTTCTGCTTCATCTAATACCCAACAGCTAATACCTTGTAATGACTTTAAACTAGCAGTTTGGTTACCCGCCGAAGTTTTAATACCTCTAAACAGTATATCAGATTGGTTGCCTAAGTTTACAACCTCAGCTTTATTTACACTAAATATGTTTTCAAATCCAAGTAGTGTTATCTTTTCTAAAAATTCAGGTATAATTGATAAGTGAGCTGATACCATTGTGTATCGTGTAAACAAAACTCTTATGCCTTTTGCCATTGTAAGAAGCGTAAGAAATACCGTAACTGCAAAAGACTTGCCCGACCCCCTACCACCCGTAATAATACAGTATCTTGCTTTAGAGTTAAATAACGCTTGATATTTATTGTTCAGGTTCAGTTTCTACAAAGTTTATTAAAGGCATATTAATTGCTTTATCGCCTGAGGTTACATCTAATCTATTAGTTTCATTCCAACCAAGTCTTGTCTTGGCTGCGTGTATTACAACTGTTGGAACTTTATCTTTTACACATTCATAATACTTTGACTTTATAAAGTCTTGTTGTATGTTTTCTATTTCTTCTACTTTAGCTTTAAATTCTTCATCTTCTTTTAGCCACTTATAGAAGTTTGTTCTGCTTAGGTCAGTTGCCTTTAATGCAGTAGTAACTACACCTAGTGAACTCTCTAGTGCTTTTAATAATCTCTCTTTGTTAATCTTTGTTCTATTTTGTTCCATTTTCAAATAATTTTTTTATATTTGACTTATCGTTCTTTATAAAATGGTGCGATATTAAGCCCATCTTATTATCGTATTAAGGCACTTCCAAGAGGAGGTGCTTTTTTTATATCTTCTTCGCTTTTTGTCCAGTAAATTGCTCCCATCTTTCTATTATAACATCACAATACTTTTCATCTAATTCCATTCCGTAACATTTCCTTTTTAGTTTCTCTGCTGCTATTAGTGTTGAGCCACTCCCTAAAAATAAATCTAAAACGATATTGTCTTTTATTGAACTATTGCTTATTGCTTTAGATGATAATTCAATAGGTTTTTGTGTAGGATGTTTATATGCCATTCTTCCGTCTCTATTAAATTCCCATACATCTGTCTCACTTCTTCCTGCATACCATTTGTGAGCAGCACCTTTTTTAAACCCATAAATAATAAATTCATATTGATAGCGATAATCTTGCCACCCCATTCCACCACTCCCTTTATTCCAAACAATATTTGCAGATATATTTATATCAAATTTTTGCAGATTAAAATAAAATCTTGGATAAGAGTCTTTCCAATTACAACAGATATAAAGAGGAGTTCCATCTTTTATAGATAAAAGTATTGTTGATAGAAATGCCTTTATAAATTCTTCAAAAGCGTCATTCTTTAAGTTGTCATTTTTAATCCCTTTTCGTAATAAATCATTTTCTCCACAAGATTTATAGTTAGCATTATAAGGAGGGTCTGTAAATACCATATCAGCTTTTTCTCCATTCATTAGTTTAGCAACATCATCTGAGCTTGTGCTATCTCCACACATTATTCTATGTTCTCCTAGCTGCCAAATATCTCCACGCTTTACTTTGCTTTCTTTTACTTCAGGTATTTCATCATCTTCTATTAGTCCAGCTTCAGGTTCTTTATCATCTTCATTTTCCCATACATCTAAACCCCATTCAGCAAGTTGAACGCTATCCCATTCATTAGCTAACATATCCCATTCCCATTCTCCAAAACCTACATTGTCTTTTACTATAAATTCTTTTTTTTGTTCTTCAGTTAAATCTTCAGCTACTTCTATCCATACTTCTTTTAATCCTGCATCTTTACTTGCTTTAAGTCGCATATTACCACCTAATACCATAAAGTCCTCATCAACTACTATTGGTCTTAACTTTAGCATTTCAGGAAATTCTTGTATTGACTTTACAAGTTTTTTAAACTTATCATTTTTAATAATTCTTGGATTGTTAGGGTTTCCTTTTACTTTACTTATTTTAATTTGTTGTCTCATAATAATATAATAGAAGTTTTTGTTATTTATTTAATAGTTAGCAAATCTTCTGCTAAAGCTGTTATTTAACTTTTTCTTTAATTCACAACTTATAGCTCTACTTAATAGTTGTTCAGTAATGTTAAATTTGTCAGCTATTATTTTTAAGTTTATATTAGGATTTTCTAAATAATACTTAACAGCTTTTGCTTTAAGTGTTTTTAAATATGCTCTTGACCTTCTTTTTCTCATCAGTTGAATGGTTCATTAACACCTCTTTCTCCACAAAGTTTTTCTTTTGCACTATCCCATAATTTATCGTGTCTTTTTTTTGTGCTTAAAGACGCTTCTGTTCTTATTAAGCTAGGCATACCTTCTTCAGGTTCACTATCCATATACTTGCCACACTCACACACAACATCAGCCACCCACTTATTATCTCTATAAATGATTTTAGCTTTCGATATTTCTTTTTCTTGTTTGCCACAAGAGCATTTATATAATGTCATTCGCTGTATTTGTTATATAGTTTTTTTATTCCGTGAAAACAAGTACTAAGACAGCTTCTGCAAGACGTTCCGGCACTATAATTAGTTCCGTGTATAACATTATAAGTTTCTATCATTCTTTTTTTTGCTGTATGGTCTTTTGCCCTTCCGGTTTTTATATCTTTCCACATATCTAATATTTCATCTATTATTTCTTTTGGTAATTCTTTAGGTGTTTCAATCTTAGTGGTTTTTTGCCATTTTTTAGGATTTGCTGCACATTCCATAGGTGCTAATCTTGCCTTTACTTTCATAAAACAACCACAAATTTTGCAATTCCCTAATAGACTTAGATACTTATCACAAGATTTACATATTGCTATTCTATCTTTATATACTTCATCAGGAACAAAAAACCTATTCACTTTTTTTATTTCTATATGTTATAACCTTATGAGGGTAATCGAACCCAAATTGCATTACAAAACTATTTTTCTTTATTGGGTCATACATCTTCATTGAGTTCTTTTTTTATTATTGTTCTTACTTTATCTATTGTTGTATATATGCTGTTTCTGCTTATATTTGTTTTAGCACTAAGCGAATCAAGCGTGTTATCCTCGTAATAATAAAGTTCAAATAACTGCTTGTCATACCAACTTAACTTATCTAGCTCTTTATCTATCATTTCTAATTTAATTAAATTAGTGTTGTCTATTTTTTCATTTGGCACATTTGACAAAGCTTTATAATAATCAGCATTATCGCCATAATCAATATTGTTGCAAGATTGACTAACAGTAGCATTAAAGCTGTCAATATGTGTATAATACTTTTCATACTTATAATAAAAACTACTTCTTTTACTTCTTAATGCTCGTCTTAAAGCTACTGCACCATATCTTGTTATTCCCTCTATTCCGTCTTTTTCATATATGTTTTTAATGGTTTCAGGATTTGCTTGTAAAAAATAAAGCATTAATTCTTGGACTGCTTCATTAACTTTATTTTCATCTGTTGTCAAACCATAAGCCATTTTTCTAAATTTATCTGTCAGCTTAGATATTTCTATATAAATCTTAGTCATTTTTAGGTTCTAGTTCATATAGCTTTTCGGCTACTTCGTGTATCATTTGTTCTAGTAAAACTTTATAAGCTCTTATTACTGCTGCATTTTTTTTAGTTTCTATTCCCGCAAAAAATCCATTTGTTGCAACTGATAAATTTATAGGTATTACCATAAGCCAATCATAAAAGTTGCCGCTTTCTTTACTACCTTTACCATAATTATTTGAATAATCTATAATAATATCTACTACTTCTAAATAATTATTGTATCTATTTTTTGATGATACATCTTCTGCAAAGTTTTTGCACATAAGTAAATACGCTTCGATTATACTTTTGTGCTGCTCGTTTGCATATATTGCTTGTGCCATTGCCCAAAGTTATAAAAAATATTATTCTATTCCTTTTTCTTTTTTTAAGTTTTTAACAGCTTCTTTGTAATAACTTATTTTTTCTTCGTAATCAACTCTTGAAAACTTTTGAATTTGTCTTGCTTTATATTGTAATTCTTCAGCAGTTCCTTCTCCATACTTTGCGTCAATAGCTAAAGCAAAGCGATACTGTTCACCGCCACGAAACATATTACAAGCAACACATTGTGCGGAACAATTTTGTTCATCATATCTTGTTGCCATAAAACGTCTGCTTTGAAAATGACCACATTGCATACCTGATTTGTAATAGGAAACCTTTGAGCAAGTTATACATTGACATAAGCCATTAATAGAATCTCTTAACCTTATATAAAGACTAAAATATTTATCTAGTTCTTTTTTTAATTTGCTTATTGTCTTTTTTACCATATTGCTTGTTGAACAAATTGTTTTGGCGGTTTATTATATATATATTTTGCAATAGTAGTATTTCTGTTAAATCTAGTTTTTTTAGTTAAGGGTTTGCTGTCTATGCTATAACCATCTTTTCTATGGTTAAATATAATGGCTGACAATCTAGTTGCCCCATATTCTCTTATTGCTTCATAACTTGTAATACTACCATAAGTTTTTAAATGCCACAAAATAGCGTCTGATTGGCTTTTAACTTGTTCTCTTGTAATTGTTATTGTTTTCATCTTAATTCTCTTATTAGCCACATTACAATAGCTGTTATTATTACCCAACCTATCATTTTATTAGTTTTATTTGTTCTTGATAATAAGGAACTTGTTTTGGGTCTTTGCCCATTGTTCTTACTAAATATGTAGCTTCATCAATTGTTTTTTTGTGCTGAATTATCCACTTATAAAAAGTACGTATATTTAAAAATGGTTCATCTTTTCCAAACCTAACTCCTTGATAAAAAGCGTCTTGCACTTGGTTAAAAGTCATGTTGCCAAAGCGTTTTTCTCTAATTAAATCAGTAGCAAATATTTTACTTAAATTAGCTAAAGTTTGTCTGTCAGTTTTGTGTCCTATTTCTACTCCCGTTTTTGCTATTAAATCAAGCACTTTTTCAGTTAATTCTTTTATATCTTCTTGGTATAATGGTTTCATTTTAATAATTTTTTTGCTTCTTGCCATTCATTAATTTGTGAGTGTAACTTGCCCATAGTTGTATTATTTGTTTCTCGGCGTTCCCAAGTTCTTATACAAGCTTTCCAATCTTTCATTTTATTTTTACCTATTTGCCAATTCTTACTTTCATAAAAATCAATAAAAGCTTCTGAATCAATATTATTATTGCGTAAGATACAATAATTTTTAACTTCATCTAAAGTTGGTTTTTTAAAACGCACCTCTTTATTACTATACGTAGTATTATTGTTATTAATAGTATTGTTATTCTTTAACAATTTTGTTAATACCTCTTTATCATTTTTGTTAATACCCTCATAACAAATTTGTATATACCTATTAGCAATTTCTTTACTACCCTCTTTGTATGTAAAGCTAATCTTAATAAAACCATTTCGCTTTAACTCACTAATCCATCTTGAAATAGTTACTTTGTTTTTACCATATAATTTACTAAAGTATTGATTTGAAGCAAAGCATACGCCATTCATTTGTAGTAAAGCAGTTATTTCAGCATATAGTAACTTGGCATTAGGTGTAATATCTGCATATCTTACGTGAGCCGGAATATAAGAATAATAGTTAGGTTTTTCCATTATATAATTTTGACAGTATAGTGATAATTCTCCAAAGCAAAACTAATATTTTTTAATTGATTTAAATAATCAAAGTAAGAAGTTTCTACAAAACAAATAGCTTCAGCACTTTTTACTTCTAGCAATACTTCACATTTTTTTGATTCAACTACTTTTATTTTGTTTTTTATTAAGTGATTTTTTAAATGACTTTTACTTACAAATATGTTTTTTTCTCCTTCCAAATTTTTATATTCGTGATAAATCTTAATAAAAGTATCTCTATAAATATCACAATTTTCAAACTTTTTTTTGTGTGCATTTTCATAGTGATATGTAGATGTTCTGTCTTTCATAAGAACTTTAGCTATAACATTCCTATCTATATTTTCTTCTGTTAATGCTATATAACAAGCTGAAGCTCTAGCTGCTTGTATGTTTTTTTTTCTATTTTTAAAAGATAAAGAACCTTCTTGCAATCCTGAAACTCTTGTTGCAATACTGCAAATAGCTTTAAAATTTAATTCTTCTGTCATTTTAAAAAGGGCTGTCATCTGAAGTTATAAAATCAGTAGGGCTAAAATCTTTTTTCTTTTCAACATTGTTTTTATTTGTAAAATGATAACCATCTATATTATGGTAGTATTTGCCATTGTATTCTCTTGAATAAACATTACACAAAATAGCAACTTCCATGCCTACTTCTAATTTGTTCAAATGCTTTATCTTTTCTTCGCCAAAAGCACTTACTGCAATTAAATTGTTAAATTCATTACCATTATCTATAATAACTGTTTGTTTTTCCCAAGGTTTACCCGCCTTACTTGTTCCTGATTCTGCTTGAAGCTTTTTTACTAATTTTCCCGTTACTTCCATTTTTATTATTTATTTTATTAATACTAGGTTTTTCTTTTTCACATCTAGGACATTCAACTACAAAATCTGTATCTCTATATTCGTGATGTTTATAACAATAATCTATGCTCATTTTTTAGTTTTTATTATTTCTAAAATTGATTGTAGTTTTTTTCTTGATTCAATAAGTTGCATTTTTAAATTAAAATTGTTTTCTCTTACTCTTTCATTTTCTTTACGCAAATATTGAATTTGGTCGTTTTCTTCTAAAGGTGTGTTAATACTGTTTTTAGGCATATAATTTTCCATATTTAATTATTTAGTTAGTAAAAAAGAAAGCGGAAAGGAATTGATATGTCGGCTACAAAGTATAACTGCAAAATTATTACATTGTTTATATCTAACCCTTCCACTATCTATGTTATTCTCTTTTAAAGTTTTCGCTTTCATCTTCCCCAAATACTCCTAGCTCATAAAAACCCGTAAGCTTTAATACTGCTCTACTCATAGCTCTTTTTTCAGCCATCTCCATCACATACCAAGTATTGCAGTTACCATCTTTAAAGCCCCCTTTTAAAGCTGAACCAAAAGTTTGTATTGATGTATCATTTTTTGTAGCGTTTGCTTTTACTACACAAAAATCTCTTTCACAATTTATTACTTCATAATCAATACTAATATTTTCTATTGCTTGAATTTTGTCTATACCACTTCTTGTTATTATTACATAATGTTGGTGCTTAAATACATCTTCTTTATCTAAGCCATAATGTAAATACTTTTCTTTAATCTTTTCTGTTTTCATTTTAGTTCGCCTATATAAGTGACTAGGACTTTCGTCTGTTAATAATTTTGTTAAAAATACAAATTTATTTTGTTTTTATGTGTTTTATTAATTGTTCTTTTATATATTCTATTTGCTCTTTATCTATCCAATTAAGAAAGTCATAAGCGTCAAAACAAACTTGAAAATCTTTTCCATATTCATCTGTTCCTCTTAAATACAATTCTCCATCACAACATTGAAAAGTGTTAAGATTGTTCATTGCTTTGTGTATTAAATCTGTTTTCATATCGTTGTTATTAAAGCTTTGTTATTATTTTGTTTATCATATATTTTCTTATACTCTTTGAGCTTGTTTTCTACAATCTTATTTTGCTCAATAGCTTCTTGTTCTCCAAATCTGCTTTTTAGATTTTCATACCAATAAGAACCTTTTGGCTCAACCTTGTAGTTGTAACATTCATCAACATTCATTCCCGTTAGCTCTATATAAGTATCTAAAGCTTCATTAATTTGTTCTTGTGTTCCGAATATTCTAATACTTGGTTCTACTTTCTTTAAGTCTGCAAACCACCCATCTTTAGACAAGCTAGATATTGTTTTATATACTCCATTGTTATAGAAATGGAAATCTTGTGCTAGTAATTCCATTGTGTATTGTCTTTAAAGTTATAGTATTCAGTTTTGATTTTAACAAATAAGTCTATTACTTGTTCATCAACTGACTTTTCTAATAAGAATTTTTTGTGTTCTAACTCTATACTTCTTAGTAATATCAATAAACTATCTGATATTTTGTTAAGCCATATTGGGTTTTCTTTTATTACATCTAATATAGATATAATAGCTTCTTGCTTGTTAGTAGCTTCTAGCATTGTGTAATTTGATTTCATTTTAATTTTATTTAATTTAACTTAGTTTTACGTGGACAAAGATAAACAAATAAAACAATACTCACAACTTTTCACACAAAGTTATTAACAATTTAGATGTTAAGAAGAAGAAGAATAAAAATTATAAGAAAATATAGGGTGTATAACTGCCAAGTAGTTTCTTTTTCCATTATAAAGGCATAGGTTCTATAATAGGAAGTTTGCCTGAATCTAATATAACTGCACAACCAAGTATAGGTTTAGCAGTATGAAACTTAGCATAGCCATAAGCAAAAGACTTGTAATCTATGCCATTCGGGCATTGAACGCCAAATTTTAATTCGTTTAAAGACGCTGTAAAATCAACAAAACTTTGTGTGTGTATATGACCTTGAACCATAGATGACCCCCAATTTTGCACACGCTTCATTATACCTTTGCCACTACACCCCGTACCGTGTGTATATAATACGTTATCGTGTACGAATTGTTCTTCAAAAACCCAATCAGGACAGCCAAGAACTTCGTTCAGATTTCTTACCCATCTTTTATCAATTCCTGAATCTTCTGCCTTCCGAGCTATAATCAAATCATGATTACCCAAAGTTATTGTAATACCATGAGGAACAGTATCATTGTTAAATTCTTTATACCAATCTTTAATTTGTTCTATTGCCATTGTCAATTCATATTTACCATCTGTTTCTGTCGAAGTGTGATGAAATGACGCAAAATGTGAATCTATTATATCGCCGGTCATTGATACAGCATTACAGTTATATTTGTGATAAATATCAACACAATGTTGAAGATAATTTCGGTGGGTGTATGGGAGATGAATATCACCCACCACCAACCTATTTACCTTATTGCTGCGAAGATTCTTTATAACTTGAATTTCGTGAGGTTTTAATCTAAACCTATTATATGAATCAGGTTTTTTATTTTTTTGACTTTCCAAAATCAGCTAAAGATTGTCCGCCTAACATAGCGATTAAACTCCACCAAATTTTTGATACAGAATCTTCATCAACTC